CCTTGCATAGGTTGTGTATCTGAAGTGTATTCCATAGGTATATCCATTTGATACAATACTTTGTCTATACCTTTATCAATATCGTCAGCACTTCTAACCTCAACAAAGTTCAACGAATTCTTAGCTTGTCTTTCAGAAGCTTTATATTCACGTCTAAAAATCATTAAGTTTTCTATAGGATTATAAATTGCCGACGTATATCTATCGTTAAATACGTTTGGCATGACGTCTTGCATTTCGTTGCCATACGTCATTTCTCCACTTCTATATTTAAAGCGTACAAACTTGTTGTTTTTGTTACTGTCCAATACAGCTGAATAAATCCATAATTCTCCATCAATGTATCTATACGCATTGTGTGTACCGTGACCGCCATTTTTAACAAGCAATCTATCAATAAATTGTCCGTTAGGCTTCAATCTAGATAACATGTAATGATTGCCTGGACGCGCTTGTGTCATATAAATAATTTTTGTTCTAGGGTCTACCCAAAATGATTGCATTACTGCATTTGTATATGGCGATAAATCAGTGATAAATTCCGGTTCTTGCTCTTTTGGTTCGAATCGGTATTCTGTCGCTCGATATTCTTTATAGTGTTCATCTACAGCTTTCTCAACCTTTTTAGTGAAAGCATCTAGTGTTGAATAATCATGATACAAACGATCTTGCAATGTCTTATGACCATAACCTGTATTATCAATACGCGCGTCTTTTACTTCATTGATACCGTCGCCGTTATGGCCTAGAATCATATTGCTAAAACGGCCATTTAAATACGTTAAATAATCTTCAACACTGTCATTCAAGTATTTAATTTGTTTCGCTGAGTGTGCGTATATTTCTTCTTTTTGATGGTATATAAACATTTTCTCAAGTTTGCTCATACCTTCATCTAACAAGCGATAGTTATACTCATGTTGAGCAACTATTTTCCGACCTGTCATTGAATGTAAACTTGTAATTAATCCGTAAGCCATTGGTTGCCTCCTTTAGTCGTAAAAACTGTAATAATCCTTGATTAACTCGTACATAATAACCTCGTGACCTTTTTCGTTAGGGTGTAAGCCGTCCTCCATGCTCGCTTTCCTAAAAGCTGGATTGTATGGCTTAAAGTAATCTGTGTGATATGCGTCAAACACTGGTACATCTAACTCACTACAAGCTAATATTTGAGCGTTTACATAGTCCTCAAGTGTTAACCCTAGTTTGTTTTTGTCCGTGTCTTTACGGCGTATTGTTGTACCACTCATAGGGCATTGTCTTGTAGCTGTCATCACTAGTATTTTTGAATCTGGATTATTCTTTCTAATAACTTCAATTGCAGAACAAAAGGCACCGTAAAACGTTTTTGTATCCGTTTTATCAGTGCCTATCGGTACGCCTGCCCAATAACCGTGTAACCAGTCATCATCAGTGCCTTGTAATATGATTAGGTCTCCTCTTATTTGCTCTGCTTGTCTATAAATGCTGTTTTCTACCGCTTCTTTACCTATTGGAACTGTTGCCATAGTTGCGCCACCTTTTGCAAGGTTGGTCGTTTTCGCTTTTAATTTCTTGCCTAACATTTCTGTGAAATTAGTTTTTGCATGAGACCCTCTAGCTACAGAATCGCCAATCGTTCCAATAGATTTGATATTTCTTATACTTGATTGACTCGTAAAGTCGTACATGATCGTGCCATTCGCAGTTGTAACTGTTTTAGTACTCATCTTATCGACTTTTGCGTTTATTTTTTCATTCTGCTTAACTAACTCATTATTTATAGATAAACTAGCGTTGACTTTAGCGTTTAGTTCTCTCAAGTACTTAGCTGGGTCTGACTTAGTTGTTTTTACATTCTTAACATAGTTCGTAGCTTCATGGATAGCTTTTCTATATCTGTCACGCATTGTAAAATCGCCTAATACTACATCTTGTTTGATGATGTTGTTATATGCATCTCTATGTGTAGTAATCTCGACTATTCTTACTAAGTCGTTATAGCCTATAGTTGGTTCGGCCACTCTTACGACATCGCCAATTCTAGGATTAGCCTCTGGAAAATGCTCAGGCTGTGCTACGAAGTCCAAAGAAATAGAAGCAGTGACACTTTTCTTTATCACTAGCTCCATTGATTTTTTTAAAACATCCTCTTTTTTTATACGTCCATCTATTAACGGAGGCGCTTCCCTTTTCCCAATCAGTTGTGCTAATGGGTGTGTGAATTCGAATTGTAATCCAGCCTCTGTAAAAGTTTGTTGACCGTCAAAGTCGCCATAACCTCTTATATATGTGTAGCATTTAGAAGCATCTTCTTGAATTTTGACGTTATCAGCATTTACACCTGATTTAATATAGTAGTTTGCTACTTTTGATAATTCGTCATACAAGTGAAATGTTTTTGTTTTAGCGTCGTACTCATATTCGAGATGATAGCGTTCAAGCCCTTTTTTGAATATCTCAAGTCTTGTGTCTCCCTTACCTAACCCCTCGAACTTTGATGCGTCAACCTTAGTGTGCAATACGTACTTATAACCAGTTCCTTTAAATACAGTGTTAAAAAACTCTACGCCTGTGAAACTTTCGTTATATTCTTGGTAAATCCTAGAATTGTTTAGATCATCTAATTCTTTTTGTCTCGCTTTGATACTAAGTTTGATTTTGTTTCCAATCGTTGATTTATCAAGCATTACTATCACATATTCATTGAGGTCATCTTCCCCCTTTACATTTGTGATAGTCCACATCTTTGTAATAGCGCCGATTGCGTCGAAAGTGCTGGCATTTTCTATCATATCAATGTCTAACGTGCTATCTTCATTCAATTTTTCATTTAATTTTGTATTAACATAAATCGCATGACCGACGCCTTGCAAACTTTTTAATAATACCGGCATATGCTACTCCTTATCTGTAATATAATTTGTGTCTAAAGACTATCTTTTTCATAAGTCTGTTGGCTTTAAAATGATTCCAACCGGGATACAACACCGGTTGTTCTAACGTCTTGTTGTATAGGTCAATATTTAAATTGTCTTTATATGTGTGCTTGTTATCAAAAATGATTTTATCGCCTGCTTTTAAATCGACATCTTTAATTACTGAGATATTTCCTTTATCCATATAGAAAGTGAAACCGTCTTTATCATCAGCTTTAACATCTTCGGCTAATTCAATTTCAACTACATTGAATTGGTTGAACTGCGTTAATGCTACATCTCCGTTGTAATAAACATCTCCAGAACTCGTATTATAGAATGTCATTTGTCTACTTCTATCATTTTCATTTAGCGCTATTCTGTCCGGTACTGACCATTTTTCTAAATCGTTATCACTTTCTAAATCAGTGCTATAGCCGATACTTTCAAAGAACGGCAATTCTGTCGTCTCAAAGGTCAACGTGATTTCTCCTGATGTCTTAGTTGTGTCAAAAGATACTTCGCTAACTAATCCAACAAATAGTTGTCTACCATCAACATAATCTAATTCAAATTCTTGTTCTAATGGTTCGAACATATTTTCAAATTTGATAGTGTTATCCGGCGTTGCCAATTCTCTTAGGTAAAAGCGACCATAAAACAATGTTTGAATGTCTGATTTAAGATGTGAGGCATAAGCAATTTTAGGTACTTCATACCTCAACCTTAATTCAACTTTTTTATATTCCTCTTTAGCGTAATTGTGAAAACGTCCATCAACACCATCTAAAGGCGAATAATTCCTTTTGTAACCCGAACCGATAACGTTGTAATCAAGCACTCTTAAGTGTTTGTAAGTGTGAGGATTGTCACTGACACGATACTTCACACCATTTTTAATAATTTCTACATCATGGGCTATCAATAAACAAACCTCCCTTACATTAAGTTGAAACTACCATCTTTTGCATCCATATCGTCAATGTGAGATTTAATCATGTTTAGATCGCCCTCGTTTCTAACAGTTACATTAACAATAGGTCTGTTATTTTCTTTCATGCTATGTTGCACATCGTTTGTCATATGGCCGTCAACGCTTGGTGTTAAACTGTCGTTGAATCCATCTGTCAACGTTGAACCTAACTCACTTGTGAACGTTTTACCGAAGCTAGTAGCCATTACTTTAGCTTGTGATACCGCTAAACCTTTACCTAAACCGCTACCTCCACCGTGTCCACTTACGAATGAAGTTACTGAGTCCCACGCTGATGAAATCGCATCGCCTACCGCACTGACTACTTTGTGCGCAGCGTTAGCTACACCCTCAGCTACTTTGCCTATTAATTCTGCTCCGGCATTTAAAAAATCGCTGAAAAAGCTTTTAATCTTATCAAGCGCGTTTTTCATGCCGTCGCCTACATTTGAGACAACTCTTTTAAATCCATCAGCTACTTTACTTGCGAAACTTGTAACAGTATTCCAAATATTAGAAACCCATTCAGAACCTTTTGTGATAATAAAGTTTAGTGCTTGTCCCATTTTTTCGGCCACACTCGAAGCAACACGACTAAACCAACTTGTAACACTGTTCCAAATACTGCTAACAAAATTAGTGATTGTACTCCATATCTGCGACCAACTTGTACCAAACATAGAAAGTGTTCGATTCATTACGCCAGTTAAAAAGCCGATGATTGACTCCCAAACTGATTGCATGTATTGCCAAATCGTATCAAGTACATTGGTAACCGTAGTTTTAATAGTCTCCCAAGCACCTGAGAAGTCGCCAGTAAGCAACTGAATTAAAGCAGTGAATAAACCTACTATGATTTGGACTGCCACGGATATCACTGTTCCTATGGCTTGGAATGCAATTGTAATTAACGTCCACAAACCCTGTATGATATTCATAACGTTTGTGATGATACCTATTACCAAAACACCTAAAACTTGCATGAATATTTGCCCTAAAACTTGCAATATAGGCATTATCGGTTGTAAGGTAGATTGGATTTTGCCCCACAATTCAGTTAACCAGCCAACTACACCTTGAATCGCACCAGAAACCGCCGTTTTAACACCGTTCCACGCTTCAGTAATAGTGTTTCTGAAATTCTCGTTTGTTTTCCATAAATAAACTAGGACACCGATAAATGCGCCAATTACTGCAATTACCGCTAAAATAGGTGCTGAAATCGTTCCAAAAACACCTGTTAATGCTTCCAAAGCTCCAGTAACTAAACTTGATGTTCTAACGAATTCTAAAATCTTTTCGACGACACTGAATAAACTCAAGCCAAACACATTTGTAAGCACACTACTTATAGCAACAATCGGAGCCATTAAAGCCCAAAATACACCACCTAAAATACCCATAACACCAGCAACTTGTGCTATAGCTGGGTGTGTCTCGAATAGCTTAGCGATAAAACCAGCTAGATTAGTGATAAAGTCTAACAATTTACTAGCTATAGGAGCCATTGCAGTGCCAAATGCTACTAATGCTTTTATGATGTTACCGATTAATTGCATAATAGTAGGACCATTCTCTTGAACGTAACTTATAAAGTCTTTGAACCCTTGTGATTGTCCTACTTGTTCTGACCACGCTCTAAATTGAGAAGTTAATTTAACTAACCAGTCAAAAATATTAGAACTGTTTTGAGCAAAAGCAATCATTAAATTACCAATACCAGCGAATACATTACCAAATATCTGGCCAATCTTAGGTAAGTTAGTGGTAGTGTAGTCAATAAACGCTTTAATAGCATTCTGACCAGCTACACTATTAGCCCAATTTTGGAAAGCTATAGACATGTTCTGTAATCCTTGAGACACGAATTTGAACAATGGCATTAATTGAGTGAGAATGTTAACTAATCCGTCGCCAAATCGTCCTGCAGCGTTCAATAAATCTCCGAAGATTGCACCACCTATGCTATTCAATGCTTCAAACGCTTTCTTAGCCGTTTCAGAATGTTTAACCCAATCCTCAAACTCGCGCGCGTTCGCTTCTACCAGCATAGATACTTCGGATAAGAAAGGTTTTAATTGCGACATCGCACTTGTAACGCCTCTGATACCCGCTGACATCGCATTAAAGATACTTGCTTGATTCTCTTTTACAATGCCTTGCCATGTAGTTTTTAACTGATCGCTTGCATCTCTAAAGTTTTGAACTTCTTTTGTTACTGCTAATGTTCCATCTTTTACCATTTTTAGTGCAGTAATAGCCATTGCGCCGAAACCAACCGCTCCAACACCTGCTACAGAGAATGCACCAGCTAAACCAACGACGCCACCACCTAATACACCAACGGCATTAAGTACCGCCATAATAGCCGGAACTAATCCAGCAATTACTGGTATTAACGCTTGTATACTAGCAATCATTAAACCTTTGACTTGTTGTGCGAAGATAGTACCGAAAGTTCTAATATTTGATGCGATGCCATCCATTGTTGATTGATACTGATCTAACGCTCTTTTACCAGCAGTCAACGCTACTTGCATTTTCGTCATTCCAGTTGTATCAAAATCTAATTTAACAGTGTGTTTGCGCCAACCAGCTAACATTGCTTTAGAAGTCGCAACATTTCTTTTTAATCCGCTTGCGTCGCCATCAATTTCAACTTTTTTACGTCTGATATTCGATAGTTCTACTTTAACAAACGATATGACTTGTTTCACTTTGCTAGCATCTGCATCGATATTAACTTTATGTTCTCGCCATCGCTGAGCCATCGATTTAGCTCGCGTTAACTCTCTTTGGTAATCTCTTATGTTAGCTGTAACTTCTGTCTTGATTTCGTCCGGTATATAAGTTTTAGCCATACGTTGAGCAGTTCTCATATTCCTTTTAAAATCACTGATTATAGCTGTAATACGAGCTAGAAAATTCTTTTCCATGCCTAACCTCCTTTATGACTTGTTTTTAAGCTGTTAAGGAACTTGCGAGTCCCTTGTTTTTGTATTTCTCTTTTACGTTTGTTTTTAGCTAGCTCACGCTGTTTCATTTTTTCATATTCGTCTTCTTGACCACGAATAATATAATGTTCTCTTTCGTTCTGCCTAACAAAACGTTTTAGTGATTTACCAGCTTGAGCGACCGCATTATATTGAGCGCCGTACAACGCGATGTCCCTTTGGTCAATCAATGCTTGTCTAGCGCCAATAATCCAGTCATTCCATTCGGCAGGTAGCATGCTCATTAGCTCGTCATTACTCATATAACCTATGTAACGACTTGTCATCTGCCTTATTTCCGAATAGTCTAATAAGGTGCTACGGTCATGATTTCTTTGTAGTTGTTCTTCATCATCTCGATACCAGCTTTCGCGCCCTCTTTCTCGTCTTCTTTGGCTAACGATGGCGCTTGGTTCATCTGTGTCCAGAATAGACGTGATTTCTGCTTGAAAAAACCACTATTATTCATTACGTCCAACGCACCTTGTAATAGATTTAACGTGTCGTTTTCTCTTTCGATGATTTCCATGATTTCCGCTTCAATATCTTCTCTTTTAGGTGCGCTTTTACCTAGATAAGCTGTTGCGCATTCCCAAAAGTCTACAATTGCCACTGTGTCACGCTCTAATAAAGCGTTATAAACATTAGTAAATCCTGAGGTTTTTTGTTTTCTACCTTTGTTATCTTCTTGTTCAGTTGCAAATTTTTTAGCGGTTTTATCGAACATAAATGTTGCTTTTGCTTTCACTTCTTCATTGTTAATCGTTAATGATGTAATTGGATTAAAAGTTGTTTCAGTCATATTAAATACCTCGTTTATCGTTATTTTGTACAAAAAAATAGAGGGCTTATGCCCTCGTTAATTACATACTTAAATCGCTACTGCCAGCAGTTGTTTTTTTAGTTCGGTTTTCATAACTATCTTCGTAAGCGTTCATGTCTTCGAATTCAACAACTGGAGCCAATGCGCTAGGGTTAAGCCATTCTTTTGGTAAATCGTTGATTGTACCGTCTGCACTATTGAACTTAACTTTCGCTGTGATTTCGATTTTGTTATCTTCGTCATCAAATGACCATTCGTGCTCTTCGATAACTACATATGCGAATACACCGTGATGTTTGCCATCGCGTTTTTTAGTTTCCCAAATCCAAACACGTAATTGTTTGAATTGCTTAACCGATTCTTTTAATGCTAATTGACCTTTATCTCCCGGAACGACATCAAGCGTTAACTTGATTTCTTCTTCGACAGAGTTACGGCTATAATCTTTCTTACCGCCTTGAATGATTTCAGCAAGGTCATTACTGATAGTGTGCCCACCCTCTGCTAAACTACCTAAAAGCGTTGCTTCTTCGATAGTTAGCTTCTTAGCTAAATCTTTATCAGCGATTTGGAGAGCGACAATATATTTATCCTGCGCCATTCGTTACACTCCTTTGTAATGTGTTATGTCTGTATTTAAAAACAAGCCGAATGATACCGTGTTTAGTGTACTGACCTATGTCAGTAATAACTTCTTGTGTATCAATCCGACTTTTAATGAATGAATAATAATCAATTTCGATTTCGTTATTTAAGACGAAGCCTAAAAATTGAATTATTTGTGATGCCTCATCTCTATTACGCGCTTGACTATAAACATGCAATGTGATGCCGACATCTTCGACCATGCTCGTGGTCGTTTCTTTGTTAGTGACGTTTGTTTCACCCACAACGATATATGGGTAAACAGCGTCTTTTTGAACGCAATCAAAAACCCTACCGTCCAATTGTTTTTGGATAATAGGGTTACTTTTTAATTTGTTATATACTTTGTTAAATAAGTACCGTTCAACTGATACCCACATATCTTAACCACCTCACGAAAAATACTTATTAAAGAATGCTCGCCCAGCGTCTATTGCCGGCTCCCAAAAAGGTTGAGCATGTTGTCCTTTAGTAGTGTGCCACTTACCGTTTGCATCCTTGTATGACCACGGTATCTTTTTCGCTCTACTACCTCCAGCGCCTGTTGAATATATACCAGTACCATAATTGACATATATTGCGTATTCACTACCAATATTAATAACACCAGTAAAACCGCCGTCTTTAAAGTCCATTGTTACACTTTCTCTAAGATATCCGGTATCAACTGGCATTAATGAAATGATTGTATTGTGAATCTTAGCAGTAGTCTTTGCTATACCTCGTTTGACCCATCGCTCCATGTCTCGCTCGTAATTTTCCAACTCTTTTACTAAGTCCCAATTACCATACTTAACCTTTGCCAATAGATCGCACCCTCAATCTAGTTAAATTGATTTCATGTTGTCCGCCTTGGTCGACCGGTTCGCCTACAACTTCGTACGTTTTACCCTCGTAATTAAATAAAGTTTTGTTTGTTATTGGTATGTGATACGGCGTATATAGGTTACGGTCGAAGTCTTTGCTCATTTGATGAAATTTGAGTGTCTCGCTTGATGTAGGCGTATCCATAAATCCTTTAATTGTTTCGTTACTTTTAAAACGCTCGTATTCTTTAGGAAATGTTCCTGCAACTTCAACCTCTCCAATTTCAATTGTGTGCGGAAACTCATCAAACGGATTAAACATATCGCTTACCCCAACTTAACTTACGATAAGGCATTAGATAAGCATAAGCACTACTAGGTATGTCAGTTACATAGGTATAACTCACGTTGCCCATCGTGCGCGCTGAGATATTGCCAGTTGTACCAAACTTGATACATTCAGCAATAAACTTCTTAACACCCGACGGCACTTCTTTGTCATCAAACTTCTGATTACAATAATCTTCTGCAACACCTTTATATTCTTCAATAAGATATTCGATCTGCTCATCGTTAGACGAATCATTGAGTGAAAGTCCATTAATCATTTTGACGTCTTTTGCGTCCATTACTTAACACCCTCTAAAGCTTTGATAAGCTCATCTTTTTTCATATCGCTATAGCCTTTAATTTCACGCTTTTTAGCAAGTTCTTTTAATTCTGCTACTTTCATATCAGATAAACTTTTTTGCTCGTCAGCGCTCGCCTCAGACTGTTCTGTTGTATCGTCTTCAACAAGTTTGATAGCGATTAAGTTACGGCGGTTATTTGTTGTAGATAATTCAGTGAACCGTTCTTCTGATACTTCTAACCCATCACGTGGGTAAATGTCTCCCACTTGATATTCATGTCCATTGTCTTGTGCATCTTCAAAACGTTCGATTACTTTATACATACGTCACTACCTCCTATTACATTTCTAAGCTTCCAGAACCTTTAGTGATTTTCACTGCTTTAGATTCATCATATAAATATGCTACATAGTGCTTATCACTGTATAATGCAGTTGTTTTTGTTGATGCGTCACGCGCTACTTCTAAGAAGAAATCACGTTTCAAGATTAATTTAACTGCACCTTTTTTAGCTAAAATAGCTGTGCCAGCTTCTAACTTATTAGTACGTACAATGATAGCACCTAGAGCTTCGCCAAACGCACCTTTAACGATGATGTCATCGCCTAATTCGGTTGCACGTGTAAAGTTAGTTGATGCATCTCCGCGTAACTTACCAGCATCAAGTGGATTAACAAATAAAACCATTGGTTCTAAGTCTTCATCGTTAAATTTGTCGATTGCTGATTGTAAGCCGTTTAACTTAGTGATGTCCGCATTAACAGTAAGTTTAGCTCCCATTAAAGCCTCTAATACGTCATTGTCAACTTTGTTAGCATGTGCTAAACCGTGTTGACGTACTTGTTCGCCTTGAGGGTCTCCGTAACCACTTAATAAAGCCTCATCTGTGATAGATGTACCTTTAGCAATTTTACGGATTTTAGCCTCACGTTTTTTAGTTTCTAAGATGTCAGTAGGGATTTTTTCGCCCTCTGCAACTACTTGTGCATCTCCGCTATAAACGAATGCTGGGAATGTCAAAGTGTCTCCCGGTTGTCCTTGTAATGTGCTATCTACTTCTGCAAATGAAGCGAAACGCAATTTCTTTTCGAGTTGCGCTTGCATCATAGGCGCTAGTACTTCTGGAATGATTTGATTACTTGTTTTAGTAACTCCTTGTGGCATGTTTATACCTCTTTCTTTGTTTAATTTTGATTAACTAGTTTTTCGAATGTCTCACGATCGTTCAAATACAATTCGTTACGTTCAGCGACACTCATGTTGTCAAACTTTTCTTTCGTTACACTTGAGTCCGGATTACCTCCGCCTTGTGGTGTTTTACCTACAGGCTTAGACGACGCAAATAAATAAGGTTTAGACTCTTTAAGCGTTTCAATCGCTTTGTCTAAACCTTTTACAGTGCCGTCGTCTACTAATTCCAGTTCATCTTTATTGATGAATGCTAGAATGTCGTTAGCGTCATTTGCTTCTTTAGCAACCGCTAACTTAACTGCGTTATTAAGTTGTGTTTCTTTATACTTTGTCTCCAACTCTGAATTTTGATTCTTTAATTCTTCGAGTTCTTTTTGAATCTCGCTATCATCTTTAACAGAGTCTTGCAATTTGACAATTTGTTCATCACGTTTAGAAATCTCTTCTTTCAACTCTTCAATTTCGGTATTCTTGTCGTTCAGTCTCGAACGTGGTACCATTCCCGATTTTGATTCGTCAATCGCATCAATTACCTTCTGCTTGTCGATTTCTCCGTCTTTAAATTGTCCTAACAATGTGTATAAATCCATTTAAACTACTCCTTTTTACGAGTTTTACGTGCAACGCCACGAAGAATTTTGGTATAAAAAGAAGCAGTTTAACGACATGCTAAGGTCGAGTAGTAAACTACTTTCTTTTACGTTTATATTTCTCCCACTCACGATAAGTCATTTGTGGTATTACTTCGGTTGTGCCATCATCTTTACGTACTCTTGTTGTACTAGGCAAATCATTTTCGTCAATGTAATACATAAGCTTACAACGACAGTTGATGTTTTCTTTTGCACTATTCACACCAACGAACAACTTAGGTGCTTGTCCAATGCAACCACTCGACTTGAACGGTTCGTCTATTCTCTTCTTAGCACCGTCTAGATGCCTGTGTGTGTCTCTTGTACGTGTATCTTTAGTAGCTTGCCAATACTTATACATCTGTAAGCCATTCTTTTGAGCTACCAATGCACTATCAAGTCCAGCTTGTGACATCGCTCTACCCGCTTCTGTACGAGCTACACGCAACGATTGAGCTTTAGACATGCCAATATCATCACGGATTGCTTTCGCTATTTTAGAGTAGCCCTCTCCGCTCATAATGCCTTGTGTGATATGTAAGCGTATCTTTTTCAGCACTTCATCACGATGCTTCTGTAGCGTCGGTACTAATCGAATGAACTCAATAGGTTGTTCAATAGCTGATGTGATAACTTCTTTGCTAGGAACATCAAACTGCATAGATGTTTGACTCACCGTCTCATATAAATAAAGGCTCATAAGGAACTTTTCTATATAAGCATCTTCCTGCGACTTCTGAATCATCTTAGCTATTTGCCTGTAATCATCAGTCAGCATAGTACCTATACGAGTTAACTCCTTATTGAGCCTGTTATATTTATTAAATTCAGTCCATGTAACATACACATCATCACTTTGATACTTCTCAAACATATCTGCGATGATTTGTTTTATCTCTTTAAGTCGATTAGCAAATAGTTGTTCTATAGGCTTCTCAGCTTTAGAGATTAGACTGTCGATATACTCATCAATATCATTCTGATTCTTTATTGTTAGATCTTTCTTGTTGTTGGGCACCGTCAGCACCTCCGTCATCTAAATTAGGCAGTTGCTTGTTGTACTCCATTTGTTCTTGCTCTATTCGTTCGAGTTCTGCTTGTAAATCTTCGACAAACGGGTGATTTTCCAATACAGTTTCATGGCTTACAATTCCCATAGATTGCTGAGCTGTTTGTACTTGTAATTCTGTGTTCGCTACTTTGTTGTAGTTGAAACTAATATCGACATCATTATGTTCTCCTTTGATGTCGAAGTGCTCAAACACAAACCAAAGTAACTCCTGTATAGCAACTTTAGCTTTACGCGCTAACTTATCCGCTTTCAAGTTTAAGTTAGTATATAAAAACTCTAACGCAACCCCACTTGGAGCAGAACCGAATTTATCAGAACTAAAGTCAACCGCTTGACCAAACAACATTATTTTTTGATATAACTCATCTAAATACTTCTTACTGTTTTCAACTGGTACTTCTACCTGTATTGTGTCGACACCCCCGTTATCTGATACTTTTATCGCACCGTAATAACGTAGTAACCGTTTAAATTCTGGTAACTCTTGGTCATCGTAGTTCTTCAATACATACGTTAATTCGTTTGAATCTTTAAAAGTATTGGATAAATCAGATAATCGCCTGTTATACGCATCAATCAATGTTTTATACATAAATATGTCTGATATTTCTAAGTCGTTATTTTTGAATGGAATAAATGGAATCTTACCCCACGACCCTGTACTAAAATGCGTTTTTGAATTCTCCAAATTGTTAGAGTAATCCGGAATAAGCGAGCCATTTTCATAAACGTAGTAATTAACCGTTACTTTGTCCCAGTATTCAACTTTAGTTTCATTTTCCAATTTATACATCCTGATAAACGCCTCTAATTCTTCGTGCTCTTTATCAGTCCATATAGGAATACCTTGTTCTGCTGGTACTCTAAATAACTTAAATTCTCCCTCTTCATCAAGGTAAGGATGCAACCATTCAATACCTTTATTGCTGGCTCCTGTTAGTACACTGTGTAACTTATCATCGAATCTATTGCCCAAAACTTCATCAATACGTTTAACTACTTCATCATCTGTATGTTTAAAAGCGATAGGCTTACCTACAATATAAGAAACTTTTTGATCTACTAGGTTAGCATGGAAGTTGGTAATCATTCTGTCATCTGGTTTCAATGGGTCAACTGCTCCTGTAGCATCAACTGGCTTAGGTTCCTTAACAATATCAGGACGTTGCTCATAATATTCTTGACCGATTGAGATTTCAGGTAACTTCTCCAAATGTTGTTTTATATATCTGACAATCATTTCTTCCAGTGTTTCTGGCTTATTGTTAGTCCTCACAATAGCATCAAATATTTCTGTTTGTGTTGGTTGGCTAGGGTACAAAATATTACCTCCTTTAATTAAAGCCTGTGCCACTTGGCTTATTAGCTGTATAAACTGCATATCTTAACGCATCTAATGTGTCATCGTTTAATTTAACTGGTTCGTCTGCATTATCTTTCCAAACGTAGTTGTATATTTCTTCTTTAAACAAACTAACTTTTTCTTTGATAATGAATATTTTATTTAACTTGAATAACCTAGAAATAACTTCAATGCCAGCAATAACAGCTTTGTCAGCATATCTTGCTTTTATCTTCTCTCTTCTAAATCGTTCAATATGTTCAGGTCTAGCTGTATCACAATAAAAAAGAATATCGCCATGCCTTTTTATAACTCCTTTTGCAATAGCTACCCAGTCATCTATTTCTTTATGTCTGTGTGCGTGTTCTTCAATAACGTACTTGTTTCCGTCGAAGTCTTCCGCTACAACCATAATAGAACCATAATGCTCATATCCCCAGTCGACGCCTGCATATTTCCTTTTTATTTGTTTAGTTTTAAATTCTTCTTCTGTGATGTAATGAACTTTTTCTTTGAAATCTTTATATACAACACCCTCAGCAGAAACCCACTTACCATAAATGTCACGATCTGTGAACATTCCTGTTGGTGTACTCGCTATAATCGATTCAATATATCCTTCATCTAAAAATGTATTGTCGAACAAAGTAAATTGAAATGCTTTGATATTTAGTCTTCCATTCGATAATCGTTGACCACTCTTATCAATGTAATCTTTTTTAACTGGATGCATTGGGTTTTCGGGGTTTGTATCAATTAATATTCTCGCGCCTTTGTAACTACAACGTGAGAACACTTCTTTAATAAACATATTGTGTAATGCTGTTCCCTCATTTAAAAAAGCACCTGCTGAAGTAAAACCACGCGCTTTTTTCCATGCATCCGAGTTTTGTCCGTCGAATACATACACTTTATTACCGAATATTTTGACTGCGTTAGATTTGTCGAGTGTTAACTCTCTACCTAGTATTAACTCCATATCATCTAGTATGTTACGTCTTATAGATGCTTGTGTTGCTCCTCCAATAATGAAGTTAAGCCCCTTGTCTTTATAAGTAGCTATATGCATTAAAAAAAGCAGGATGAACACATATGTTTTACCTGCCCTTTTTGCACCACTCGCTATTAATACTTTGGGTTTATCGTTTATAAAGCAGTTCCAGACTTCTTGTTGTTTCGGGTTTAACATTTCATTAATCATTATTAACACCCGCTAACTTAATAAGTGCTTTAGCAACTTCTGCTTCTTGTGAATTATTTTCTGATTTATCCATTTGGTCAATTTTTTTCTCAAGCATCTTGATTTCAGTTTCAATCTTTTTGTTAGTCAGAACTTCATTTCCTAACGTCATTCTATTCATGCCGTCCAAACTAGCGAGGAATGCATCAGCTGTCGCTTTCTTTACTCCCTCTATTTCAATGTCATTCTTAGCTACATTCTTTAACCACTCATATTCTTCAAAAGCCTTTTGGCGTGTCCATTTTGATTGTTCAGCTGCTTCTTGACGCAATTCTTCATACCTATCTAAAACCGCACTATTCTTACTCAACTCAAAAGCTCGGCTATCTATATAATTATCACTTTTGCCTTTAGTCGAATAGCCTGCGTCAATATAAGCTTTGCGTTGGCTCTTGCCCTCTATGAGTCCTAGCACAAATTTTTCTTGCTTCGGTGTTAATTTAATCAATTGTTTTCACTGTATCACACGCCTTTACGTTAATTACTCTAGTTATTTAAATATAAAAATGCTCCTACATCTTGTGCAGGAGCTACGTTCAATAAATGTGAAAGGAGGAAAATAGTTATGACTCAAAATGCAAGAATTAAACTACCTACCATATAGGCAGGTAGTAAGTGATTAATAGCGTAACATATCAACTTTTATATGTTTGTCACTTCTCAATCACATCGATGAGAACATCTAATGTGGCTATTACCCCACGTCTTAAGATAATTCTTACAATATCATAATATCTCGTTTTAGGTGTCAAAAACTGTCATTTTACTGTCAATTTTAGTATTCCCCTAATTCTTCGGCTAGTTTAGAGACTATTTTCTTCTTGATTCTATGCGCTGTACTTTCAGAGATGTGTATGTCATAACAAACCACAATTAAAGTCTTTTTATTAAAATAATACTCTTGAATGAATTCCCGTTCTTTCCTACTTGATGTGTTAATTATACGTTCAATCGCACTCTTAAACTCAAGAATTTTACCTCTTCGTATACTACAAAGATAATTAGTTACTGCCATTTCTGTTTTCGATGTATTAGACGGTACAAACTCCCCGCCTATATTTGTATCTGTTGGAATCCACGGTGTCATTATTTCACTTCTTAAATCTTCGAGTTGCTTATGATAATTAGGATAATCACACAACTCATCTTCTAACTTTCGAACTGTTGATAATTTTAATCCGTATTTCTTTTTAGTCATGAATACCCTCCGTACAAATATGTTTAATCTTCAAAGTGTCTCAATCTACTTCTTAATATCTCTATCTCTCGCTCTTTAACTTTCACATCGCCTTTTAACTGTTCAGCTTGCAACATTACACCAAACAATAAGATGACTAGTAATATAATTGCTATGATGAACCACATCATCTATTCAATCACCTCTAAATTCGGCTTATATTTTAATACACGACCACTCAGAAATTCAGCATCTATTTTAGCTAAAAATAAATTGTCATATGATTTAGCTTCAAAAACATTGCTAGTTGTAGTAAGTGTTATCATTTTCGAAAATGCTCCTGTATATTCTTCTTGTAAATACACACCATCATATAACTCAACAATATATTCGATTGGTCTGTTTTCTTTCTTATAATTTTCAAATAATTTTTCATTCCTTTTTATGTCATGCTTTAATTCATCAATCTTCTCCCTCACTTCAATTTTGTCTGTATATATTACATAAAGTAATGTAATTAATATAAGGATACCGATAGCAACTATTTCCCACATCATCTACTCTGACACCTCCGCCCTCATCAAATCAGACTGATCGCTCAACTTTGCGAAGTCACTCGGCGCCTCTACATCATCATTAGCCGTCATCATAATATATACTTGCTCAGTTACATACTTACCTAGCTCATACATTGCTAGTAAGAATAATAGTCTTAATATTTGTTTAATCATTTTTTATCTACCTTCTTTACTTCGTATAAGATCGGATATAAATTTAAAAAGTGTATTCTATATCCAATCGTCTTAACTTTTACTTTATCGCCTACTTTTAACCTAGCTTGTATGTCTGCGCTATCAAATTTCTTTTTGAATAATAAATCAGAATTTTCAATGACTTGTTTGTTGTCTAATACAATATAGAACTTGTCTTCTTTATCTTGTCTCTTGTTATATTTATCTGTAATTGTCCCTTGATGTACTTCTTTGTGTTGGTAACTAGCCACTGTGTATATAGGCGATATGACAACAAGCATCAGTGCGATTACGCCGAATAATCGCAGTATTCCAGCAATAAAGATATCGAACCAATCCATATTTTTAAGTTTTTTAATCATCATTGCCATCTCCAGTATCAATTAAACTAGGCATCATTCTTAACATAGCCCTTAATTCATGTTCATTCATATTAGCCATCATAGGACTGTAAAATTCACTGTCTTTATCATTAATTTCTTTAATGAAATCATCTTCAATCTTAGCTTTTTCTTCAGGCGTTCCATTTTTATACGTCTTAAATACCTCGGTGTGCTTTTCTGGTAATTTCATTTTAGGTGTATTAAACATTATTATCTCCCCTCTTTAATGATTTTATTTCTTTTCGAACAAAGAACCTAATACTTCTTCACTAGGTCTTTCGAATAAGGTCACTTTAGAATTATTAGTGTAGTAAACAATAGGTGTATTTTGTGACTCATATTTCTCTTTCGCTTCTTCTTTACTCTCTGCCTCAACAACTGTAAACCTTTGATTGCTTTTAGCTCGAGTTATGTGTGTATGCTTGCGTCCTGTTGAATCTTTGAATGTTGTGACTAAGTATTGCGTCACTTCCCCAAAACCTCCTTGACTCGATCTAAGATGTCTTTACACGTATCCTTTTCCTGCGTCTGTTGTTCCATCTTGTCTTTCATGATTCCTTTTCATTTTCTTTTTGTATGCGTCAATGAGTTGGTCGATAGAATAGTAAGTATTGGCGTACAAAAACGGCATTATTAAAACTTGTACAATGCTATTATCAATACCTTTTACAAATTGTTCTGTTAGTGTATGCATTACATGAACAAAATAAACTGAATGTAGTTTAGGTAAAGTAACTTCATTTTCAATCAAATCAACCATAACCTCAGTAGTTTCTTCCAAATCTTCTTCATCAACAATAGTCAAAGTTAATTGCAAACTGAAAGCTAAGTAATCAGCAATCTCATCTAATTGTGTATCTAGTGGCTTACCTGGTTGTTTCTTCCAATTTTTAAAAAACTCAAGTGTGTTAATCCACTCTACAAATTCAATAATCATACTAGCTACTGTGTCATTTAAATTTCTAGTTGGTATTCTATCGTCGAACTCCTTTTGTATTTGTAATAACTCTTGTAACTGATCAATTGTTAATGTGTTAGTCATTTTCCTGTGCCTCCTCATATTTATAGACAACTTGACCCGTCATAATCCCTACTGCTTCATCAAGTTCAATATCTTCTTTGAGTGCATCTTGCATAGCATTAGGTGAACCCTCAAGTATTTCATCAAACGCTTGCGCTTTCTTATACACGTCTTCAACCTCTTTTAGTAATCCCTCTGTGTCATTACCGTTATACGCACTAGCACTAATAACGGACTGTTCGATTTTTTCGCGATTATTCATTTGTGTCATCCTCCATAAAAATTTTATTGTTTAATTCCATTCCGAATTTAACTCTTTCATCATCGTTACCGAATTTGTTTATTAAATCTCTTTCAACGCTCTTGCAATACCTATCCCATGCGCTTGCTTTCTTCTCCAGTTCTTTGTTACAATCTCGTAACTTCGCTATAACCCCAATAAGCTCATATCGTTGCTTCTTGTACTCTTCACGATCTTTTAATGCTTTGTGAAGTTTATCTAATAACTTGTTAGAGTTAGTACAAAGATTTTTATATTGTTCATCTGATAAGGTGAACGTCATCTCATAACCTCCAATAGCATCTCATTTTCAAAAATATTTCCAACAATTTCAATAATATCGTCATTTTCACTTAGTAATTCAGTTACATTGCTAAAAGTTATATAAAAGGCTCCTTCTTTAAACTCGATAAAACTTACTTCTCTCGAATAACAATCTTGAACAATATCCCCTTCATAAATCTCCACACCGTGCACATCTTTAAATCCTGTGTATTGTAATAGTTTTACTTCATTGAAACTTTTATAACCTGTTGAAATCAAAATGTACCCACTATTAAAATCGATTTCGTCAATAATACTCATAACTTTTTTATCTTTATCCCAAGCTTTAAATTTCAACATCATTCTACCAATCTCCCATCTTTCCAAATTAATGTCATAGTTAGGCCGTCGTTCAAGATGTAGAATGCTTTGGTAGGGAAAAACGTGTTCTCTAAACGTTCGTTGATACTAATACTTGTGTGTAACGCTGACATACAGGCTCCCTCTTGAAGCTCGTACACTTCAAACAACCTATCAAATACTGTATCTTCTGTGATTTCCTCTTCAACTTCAACTATGAAAGGAGTATCAATTGGAATAAAACTTGATATCGAACACGTATTTGTATTTCGTTGAAAACGAACGAATCCATTACTAAAACTTTTTGCAAGAAAAATTTTTCCTTTTGATAGCTCCGGATTTTCTCGCGCCCATTTAATTAATTCATCTAATCTCATTTCTTTTTTAACTTTGATTTTCATTGTTATATCTCCTCTTGAATAGTAAATTTATCGTTAATTGATACGTATCCAGACACATTACATAAGATGCTATCAACATGAAAAGTCACACAACAGTTGCGTTCAACATCATTTGAATAGAATCTTTTATTACCTGATAACTTGGGGTTATCCCAAGCCCATTGGATAAGTTCAGGCAAGTTCACTTCTTTTTCAATTTTGATTTTCATCATTTCCAACTCCTTAAAATAAAGTTAGTTGCTTCTGTTCCTCATATTCCAAACCATATTGCTTTATATATATTTCGAACTCTTCGGCTGTATCAAATGTCTTTTTCACACCTTGCCAACCTGGTACGATATGCCCATGAAAGTAATAAGTGCCGTTTACTACATGGATATGAGCCACTCGTTCGTTATCCTGATACAGATATCTCTTAGATCCGAAAAATTGGTTTAAGTATTCTTTGCGTGCGTTATCGGTTTTAGGCATTTATACTTCCTGCCACTTCTTGAACATTTGGTTATAAGTGACATCGAACCAGTACGGATCACGTGAATGTTTTTGAGGCACATTAAACAAATGTGGCTTCTTTCTTCTTAGCTCGGCCTCTTTGCGTCGTTGCCTAGCCATTGCGCGTTCTTTGCTCTCTCGTTCCATAATTTTGGACAACACGATTTCTTTATACTCAGCTAAGCGCATGCCATAAGGTGCGTTTAATGCTTCTAACAACGCCCAGCCACCACGTACTCTTTTTGCAACCATTCCTGGAGTTAAACCATTCTTTTTTATCAATTCATTTTCATGTTCGGTAAATTTATATGGTTTACCGTTAATCTTTACGATACTCATTTATTCCACCTCTATATATGCGTGTCTTATTGTTATGCTGTCATACTCTAGTATTTCGTCCGGATTGTTATATAAGTAATCTGCCAGCGCTTCTTTTTCTTTATCCACATCATCGAAATGATGATATTCAACTTCTGTAGGTATTCTTATATCAATCGTTGCATTTATATATGCTTGTTGTTGCATTAAATCACTTCATTTCTCTTTTTCTTTTACGTCTGACTTTCACTAAGTCCTCATATACCATCCATTCTTGACCTGTGTATTTAGGTGCTTTACATATCCACGTTAAATTCACATCTCTATACTGATATCTGAATATCTTCGCTTTGATGTTGGCAACTTCAGTCGCCTTACCTTTAACGTCTATAACTTCAACCAGTTTCCCTTCCTTCCACAAAGAGAAATCGGCTATATACGTAATCGGTCTTTGTTTCCCGAATTTAGGTTGTAATTCAAATTTCGGTTGTATTTCGATACGATCATAGTTAGTGCCATTCATATTACTTTCTAAATATTGGTAATATTCACACTCTACTTTGCTATCAAATACAATTCCTTTGTACTCAACTTTCTTAGCGTTGTATTTACTCATTGTGCCACCTCTAAATATCAAATATCGTTGCTTGTAATCCTAGCTCTTGCTCATATAGAAGCCCGTGAGCGCCTTTAAATCGTTTTAGGTCACTATCAGTCATAATTTTCTTTTCGTCGCTGAAATGGGCTCCTGTGAGCGAATAAACTTCATTTACGTTGTCTTTATACTTGATGACCTTAATATCTTCTGTGCCATCTTCTCGGTATAAGTAATATTTTTCTTTCGGCATTTTTAACACTCCTTAATATTCGACGATAGCGGGGCGTGTATGACGTTCTGCAAGTTTTTGGATAAATAGGTCGTACAACCTATTTTCATCGCCCTGCGCCTCGTCTATGAGTTTCTGAGCGTACATATCTGAACACTCAAGTTTAGTTTTTAAAAATTCTTTGGTAATCATAGTTTTAAACCTCTAGTTCTGTAATCTTGACCGTCCATCTTGATTAGTGTTGTATTGCTCATGATTCTGCTGAATATACGTTGTAAGTCTTTGTTTTTTGTCATTTCTTTCTCATCTAAGTTAGTAGTAAAGATGTTGTGTTTGCCTATCCTACTTTCAATAAGCTCGAACATCTTGCTAGTAGCGAATTCATTCATGTTGATACCGTAATCATCGAATACCATCAAATCGACATCACTTATAATTTGAGCCAATTCCTGTTCGGTCATAGCAGTTTGGTTGTTATAAGTGTTTTTAATTGTTGATATCAATTGAGGTACGTTCATATATAACACTGTGTAGCCTTTAGCTTTAACTGATTTAACAATACTCATTGATAAGTGTGATTTACCTGTACCGAATGAACCTTGGATTAGTAGCGATTGTTTATTGTCTAACGTGAAATTGTTTGCGTAACGTTCGCATAAGTTTTTTGCATACACTAGTTGTTCATTAGTCGGATTGTAATTATCAAACGTTGCTTTCGTTAGATCTTCGTTCATTATCGATTGCTTGAATATGCGTTCTGCTTTTCTCCGCCTGTTTCTCTTGTGATAGTTTTCAGTTGATTGTTTGGCATACTCTATCATTTCGCAGTCACAACCATGTTTGAATTCTGAACCGTCATCAAATTTGTAATAGTCGTACTTACGTCCACAGTTCTCACATTTCAAATCAAACGCTTGTTCAATGATTTGCTTTTTTAAAGTTGGTTTCTTTGCTAAGTTCTGGAATGACTCCACTTTCTCACTCCTTTAAAATGGTAAATTTTCTATACTTGATTGTGATGCACGCTGGAATGCATCTACATATTGATTAGATTCGTTATTAATTTTCGCTGTTTGGTTTTTATAATTATCAAAGTTTCCACTAAATAACGTTTTAGGTCGCAAATACTCATCCATTTTCGGATTACCTTTCCATTGAGCAGTCATGTTATCAATTACTGTAAAGAAATCTTCTTTTGAATTATCTTCATTAAATCTAGCTTGTATCAGTTTTTGATTAGCTTTAGATTTATGACTAAACTTCTTGCCGGTCTTTTCGTTTAGATAATCAATAATCTCTTTGTATGGGATGCGTGTCGGGTTGCCCGACAATATATCTATTCTATTTATATTGTTATTACTTGTATTATTAATACTTGTAATATTCTCTTTGACATTTGCGTCAATAGGGGTATTGACAGAATTATCAATAGGGGTATTGATTTTTGCGTCAATAGGTATTGACGTTTGCGTCAAGGGGTACATCTTCCTTTGTTTAACTTCATTACCTTCTTTGATAATTTCGATTTTTAGATAACCAAAGTTGGTAAGGTTCGAAATTCTACGAGATATAGTTTCCTTAACAACGTTGTATAAAGTTGCAAAGTAACCATTACTTGCTGTGCAGTATCCGTATTTGTTACTTAAAGATGTTATTTCTGCAAAAAGTAACTTTTCGCTGTCAGTAAGTCGGTTATCGTATCTGACATTTGCTGTAATTATTGAGTAGTAACTTGGTTGGTCAGTCATGTTGATTCTCCTTTCTGGTATAATTTTGTTATCGCTACTGCGTTAGATTGGGGGTGAATAATTATGGATCCTATTTTAGGTAAAGGTATTGATAAAATTATTCAAGGTGCTGCAGATGGACCTATCAAAACATTAAATTCTACTTGGGATTTAATTTTTGGTGGATATCATAACTGGGTTGCTAAAATACAATATAAACGAGAATTAGACTTGACTGACTTTAAAGCTAATATTGAATCTAAGGTAAAAAAGATACCTGATAATAATCTACAAGAACCTGAACTTTCAATAATTGGACCCGCTATTGAAAGTTCTAAATTTTATATTAGCGAAAGAGTAATAAGAGATCTTTTCTCTAATTTAATTGCATCTGCAATGGACAATCGCAAAACAAATGACGTACATCACTCTTTTGTTGAGCTTATTAAACAAATGTCACCTAAAGATGCAATATTGTTTAAATTTCTATGCAATCAAAAAGTTATTCCGGCTGTAAGATACAAATATATACGAGACAATAGTAAGGCAGGCGACTTTTTGTCAGATAGTATTATTTCTAATTCACCAATCGATTTAAATTCAACAGAAATTTCATTAAATAATTTAGAAAGAATTGGTTTATTAAAAATTGACATAGGTCTAAATTCTTATACTAATGAAAATCTTTATGAAAGTTTTGATGATCCCAAAATAATCAATAATTATATTCAAAAATATGAAAAAGAAACTTACAAAAAAGTTCGTGATGTTTTTAATATGATTAATCATTTTGGTATAGAAAATATATCTCGTTACTATAATTTATCTATCAATGAAGTTTATACAATTGTAAAACCTGCCTGTATTGAGTATGACAAGGGGTACATTGAAATTACCTCTTTTGGCAAAGCATTTGCCAAATGTTGTTTTTAATATCTAGAAAATGGTTTTCCTACAGCTTTTTTATAATTTCTAACATTCCTAATCTCTTCCGCCAAGATGACGATTAGGAGTGCTATTTTTATTACTCTTAGTCTATTCATTCATTTTTCTCTCCTTTCAACATTTTATTGAGCCTCTCATCAACTTTTATCCACGAGTCATGCAAGTGGTATTTATCATCAAACGACTTAACGCCAATCGCATGTTGCTCGTTGTGATGTTCGCGACATAACGCTAATACATGTTTGTCGTAGTGATTCATCTTATTTCTGTTCATACCTCTACCGACTGCTTCGTAATGTGCTAGGTCAGCGTGAGGCTTTCCGCATATAATGCAATGACGCGTAACAGTTGCCCAATAAAGATAATTTTTTTCTTCTTTCATCAATTTGCTTGTTTTATAATTTAATGGAATCGCATTTGTAAAAATCCACTCAAACATCGCTTCTATAATTTGCTTGGCTATAGTTCGAGAACAATTTGATAAAGATATGCGTTCTTCATAGCCATACAGAAACTTCACATAATCTTGGAACATTTGTCTCATATAATCTCGAGGCTGTCCTGTATGAGCTTCTATATCGTTACACAATGCGAATATCAATTTGCGTTGTTGTCCAGTGATAGAATTCGGATCTATCACTGAACAATCAACATCAATTGGCTGGTTCAAATCTAGCAACGTTAGCGCTTCATCTGGTATCTCTACACCGGTAACAACTACATCATATAAACCATTGTTATTTTGTTGGTATTTGATGATTTGTGCCACTTAATCACACCCTAGAAAGGCAAATCGTCATCAGATATATCAATAGAATTATTAGTATTTTCAAACGGATTATTATTCACATTAGAGTTGTTAGAACTCTCATTGTTATCATTTTTTTCGTTTTCTTTAATTCCAACTTTTTCATAAACTGCTGTACCTTCAAATTTCCAAAATCTTTTTAATACTGTATTCCATTTATCTTTATAATCATTATATTTTCGTTCTAACTCAATATTGATTGGTTTACCGATTACATCTCGTTCAGTAAAATTAAATTGACCATTATTGTCATCAATGCCTATTGCCTTCAAGAATGTGTATAACCAGTTTTTGGCGAAGTCGTTTGAAGTATCGCCGTTTGCATAATGAGTGAATTCTCCTTCTTCTTTATGAATAAACGTGATTACAAATTGTGGATGTCCATTCTTAGACTCTTTAGATTCGAAGTTTTTAACTTTCACACTGTATTGTCCTGGTTGCATGTAGTTACCTAATTCTTGTGCGCCTTGTAAGTTTAAATTGAAGTTCATAATTAATTACCGTCCTTTTTAGTTTTTTATTAGTTTCCGTTTTGTGCCATATCTATAATTTTTGAAATTGAAGCATTTTTAATACCTGGATTATTGATTGTTATTTGCGGATTATGCCTAACTTTAGTTGTATATAAATTAGAAGGTTCTACAGAAAACACATAATCGTGTGTCGCATTTCCGTTCTCATCTGTATGATCTTTTATAAATGTGTGTCCTATAATGTCGAACTGAGTTACTAAGTTGTTGTGTATTGCCGGTTGTACTTCAATTGATATTCTAGGGTTAATAATTTTTCCGTTCTCATCTTTATCTTCTGAGTTAAGCCCTTCATGTCCTGTAAGCACAACGTGAAATCCGAGCTTATCTTTAACCTTTAATAGGTGCCTAATCGAGTTAACAATTAATTTAGATGCTTCCCCATAATCTTGAATTCTTGCTTTTTTGACTTGGTGCGTGTTCATCACATGAGTCAGCGTTATATCTCTTAACTTTTGTGCTGTTTCAATTACAACCACATCAAGTAACTTTCCTCTTTGTCTAGCTGTATTTACAATCGATTCAATACTCGCAATTGTGTTTCTAAAAGCAATGTAATTGTCGACTCTCTTCACAAAACCTTGTCGCGTTACTTGAGTACCATCTTCGTGAATATCGATAATAAAAGCGTTGTTTTCTCTAGTAGCTAAAGTCGTCTTGCCGGTTCCTGATTTGCCATATACCATAATTGAATAATAGTTCTGAGTATCTTCGTTAATTTCTTCAATACCTAGTTCTTGTAAAATGTCTTGTTCCTCACTCATCACTTAATCACCAAACTTTCCGTTACCTTTAATTCAGCGCCCGGAATATCTTTGCCAGCTTTCAAATCATCGATTAGTTGCTTAGAATTAAGCTTTGGCGCTTGTGATAGCCAATAATCCTTTGGAATAAGTTTTTCATCGATAATATTTTTACTAGCCCCGTTTTTGCGCTTGTAAATGTGATTAGTAGCTGTGCGGTAACTATCTACTTCCTGTGTTTCTAACATCTCTTTTAAGTGATCTCTTAATCGATCAGTTAAATTTTGTTTTTGTTTCTTTAAATTTTGAAGTCGCTTAATCTCTTTATCTATGACATCTATGTCACCTAAAGTTTCACGTCTCCAATTGACAATGTTATCTACTTTGACATTCATTTCTGCTTGAATAGAATCTAATGTGTCTTTTAATAATGTTTGATCTAATTCATCTTGATTAGACAACTCTTTAAATGCTTCTGATAACTCATATAGATTAGCCATCGCTTAACGCCTCCCCTGCAATCATCTTTTTAGCTTTCTCGTATCTAGCCAATATTGTGTTATCGTCATCTACATTGTTGTGCATATTTATTGATGCGACTTTTCCTAAATAGTCATCGCTGTAGTGCCAGACCCATATAACGTTGTACTTATAATCAACTTGATAAGAAGTGCTTTGTACACGTTCTATTAAGTCAATTGCCATTCGTTTAAATTTATGTGTTTTCATATCGCACCTACCATTTCATGACTAAGTTAATTAGTCTGTCATAATCATCTGCGTTTTCTTCAATCCATTCGTAAATAGATTGATTCAATATGTCTAATGCTGTGTATAGATCGTTCTCATTAGTTATGTTTATGCCGTCGATAAACTTATCTTCTAAATCTAAGATATTCACCAGAATGCTGTGGTCCTTCTTCTTAACTGCTAATTTAAAATCAAATCCGTCTACATTAATTACCTTTTGACATACCTCGCCTATTTCGTAATACATCTTGACTTCCTCCGTTTTTCGTTTTATATTGAACTTGAATTTTATTTCCTGAATATTTGATACTGTTACTCATTGCCGTGAGTAGCAGTTTTTTTATTCTTCATAAAAGTATTCCTTATAAAATATGAATGTCGCTATGCTTGCGAATCCTGCAATCGACCATGCTGTAGTGAAGTACAGCAATGGCATAAGCACAATTGCTAAGACTGTGAAGCATAGTACTGCTACTAGGTAGCTTTTATAAATGTTACTCATTTTCTTTTTTCTCCTCTTTGGTTGTTTCATCGTTTATCAAACCTTGCATTTCCATTAATTTTTGAGGTATACCAGCTTTTAACTGGATTTCGTATAACATTTGTTGAATGTGTGGTGGCACTTCTACCATTCCTTTCGTGTATAATTTAGTTATCTCCTAGTGAAAGGAGGTGATAAGTATGGAATTTAATGATTTTCAAAATTTCTTTGGTGAACTTAGTAATCAAGCCGAAAAAGAATTCGGTGGTGACAGTGACTTTTTTAGAGATAGAATAAATAAGTTGAAAGAAGATGCTCCTGAAAACGTATCTTACGAAATTATTTATTCAATAGCTTTATACGAAAGCTTAAAAGCTCAACAAGATATGAAAATTTTGAATACAGTTAAATATCTTTTAAATCGTGACTAGCAATATCCAACAATGATTTGCTCTGAGCATTATTAATTTTTGGATAATCAAAATTTCTAAGTTTAAATCTTGTGTTTTTCTCAATCTTCCAAACCTTCCAAGTCGCAACTGCCATTGTGATGAGGAAGGTTGTTTTGTATAGTGTGTTCATTTGTTTATGCTCCTTTCGTGTATAATGTTGTTTAAGAGGTGCATTGCTCGGGTTATAGTACTTTAAATTCAACACCGTCTATTTGAACGAACAGATTATCTAAATCAGGGATTTGTTTTTTATATAAACCAAATCTTGATTTAATATCTTTTAATAAATAGAGATTCAAATCTCCAATTGATAATAGTTGTCTATTACCTGCTTCGTCATAGTAGTAATAAATGACTTTTTTTGTTTTGATCTTCCATTTGCTGCGCCCTCCTGTTAAGCAGTTACGTTAGCTTCATAACCGAATTCAGTCATGATTTCATGTATTTTCAATCTACCTTTTTGTGTCCATCTAGTTTGTAAAACTGTGTCTTCTCTACCGTCAGAGCGTACAATTGGTATAGTGTCTGATTCTGTGTAACTCTTGCCCATGTGTTCTGAGTAAAGCACCCACTGTTTATTCACTTTTCGTTGTAATCTAGCTTCGTGTAGTAGTTTGTTTAACTTTTGTGCTGATATACCGTAGTCTGCCGCGATTTGAGTTGTAGCTAATGTTCCAGTTGACTTTAAGATTTCATCTACATAGTCTGCTTTGGGTTTTAGCTCTCCAATTTCTTGTTGTAAAAGTAAGTTTTGCTCTTTTTCTTTCTTATACTCAGTCAACACTGTAATGATGTAGTCTGGATCTTTTAATGTTTGTTCAATTACATTGTCTGTTGCGTATATACCGTGTTTGCGAATAGCTGGTAGGACATCTGATGTTACCCATCGTTTGAATTTCCGAGCGGTTTCTCTGATTTTTTCGTTTTTGCTTTGTTTAGAAGCATCGAAGATTAGACTGTATAATCCTGATTCGTTGATTAATGTCACAGTCCTTAATTGACCTGCGTACCTAATTTGGGTACGTAGCTTATCCTCATCCTCTACATGGTTATTTATAGCGTTTCGATAATTTGAATATCCTAATATCTTAGCTACTTCGTTACCTACAACGTATGGTTCATTTTCGATTGTTAATGTATTTACTGGTAATTCTTCAAAATTAAATGTTTGTAATGCTTGCATTGTTCGTTCCTCCTTTTAAGATGTTTGTACAGTTTTCTGTACATTTTGTTCAAAAAAATATCTACCTACTTTTGTTGGCGGGATTTCTAATAATTCACAGATTCGTTTTATTTCCCATTGTGTGAATAAATTTTTTCCTTGCAACTTGTGATTAATAGATGTCCTTGAAATAGGGATTGCGTTCGCTAAAGAACTTTGGCTATATCTATACTCTGCCATTCTTTCGTACAGCAAACTATAATCGAAATTGTATATCATAAACTCACCTCCCTTCTTGTTCGGTTTTCTGTACAAATCAATTAAAACACCTTTGTTTAAATAAGTCAACACATAAAATACATTTTTCTGTACAACATTTGTTAAAAATTATTGATAATCGTCATTGTACGTAGTATTATATTCTTAGGAGGTGTTCAGAAATATGAACAGTTTTAAGGATAGATTAAAGCAAATTATGTCTGAACGGAAGATATCTCAATCAGAGCTATCAAGAAGGACTGGTATTGGCAGAAACTCAATTAGCGATTATTTAAATGGAAAATATGAAGCGAAACAAGACAAAGTCTTTGAACTAGCAAAGGCTTTAAACGTTAACGAAGCGTGGCTTATGGGTTTTGATATTTCTAAGAATAGAAAAATTGAAAATAACGACATCACTTCCATATACAGTAAACTCACGCCTCCAAGACAAAAAAACGTACTTAACTACGCAAATGAGCAATTAGATGAACAGAATAAAGTCACTTCTATAGATGAATATAAAGAGTCTAAACTAGTATCGTATATTGCATGTGGTGCAACTGGTGCTGGCATAGGAGAAGAATTATATGATGACATATTGCATGAAGAAG